CTTACAGAAAGAAGCTTTTCAGAAGGGCGTTCAACTGAGGACCCAAGAGTCCCGTGAATGGTTTCGGAAGAAGGCTGCCCAATTACGGGGTATTAACCGAGCCCAGCTTATGCAAGAGGAGCGGGTAAATATTCGTAATCGAAGCCTTGTGGGTAGGATGTACATGTACTACTACGACCCTAAGCATAAGGCTACATTACCATACTATGATAAGTTTCCATTGATCATTATGGTAAAGCGTGCCGAGGGTGGCTTTATTGGACTGAATTTACATTATCTTCCTCCACCACTTCGAGCCAAAATGCTTGATGGATTGATGGAGACCGTTAACAATAAGAAGTTCGACGATACTACAAAATTTAGATTAAATTACGCTCTCCTTCAAAGAGCATCAACACTGAAATATTATAAGCCTTGTTATAAGCGTTATCTTAGCAATCATGTCCGTAGTAGGTTTGCTGAAGTACAGCCTTCCGATTGGGAAATTGCAACATTTCTTCCGACTGCAAACTGGGAGAAGGCAACAGCAGCCGAGGTTTATAAAGATTCGAGGAAAATGATATGAACGTGGACGCACTTAAGTCTGTTATATCTAAGAGAGAAGGTCCTGCACACGGTGGCCTTTTTAGGGTTACTCTTCCCTCTATATCGTCTACTGCAGGTTCATTAGACATTGGCGGTAGAGAGCTTGATGTCCTTTGTACAAATGTGACTTTACCGGGTAGACAGGTTATGACCCAGGAAAGACGTATCGGTGTTCAGACTCAAAAAATTGCGTACGATCAAGCATATGAAGACGTGACCATGACATTCAGATTGATGAATGACTATGGCGCTAAAAAATACTTTGAAGTATGGCAAGAGAAGGCTGTCAATCCAACCACAGGCGAAGTTGGGTATGCCACAGACTACCTGCACCAGGTGAAGATACAGCAATTAAAGAAGGGGGCTTCATTTCCTATTTTCAATAGATCTTTAGGAATACCAGCCTTACCTCCCGAGATTATGAATAGACTTCCCCAAGTTGGTCCAGTAGACCTTGCCCAAGGAGAGATAGATATAGACTTAGTACTAGGTGCGAAACCTGTATACACATGTACATTGATTGATGCGTTTCCGACTACAGTCAACACAATACAGCTAGGAGACGGAAACGGACAACAATTGATCGAAATGGGGGTTACGTTTGCTTACAAAAAATGGACTGGAGATGCTGCATCGGCAAGGTCTCAGTTTGAAAGACTTGCAACAGTTGGACTTGGGGCGGTTACCTCAAGGCTGTTTTAATAAGAGGATGATAATATCATGGCACTACCTAAACTGAATGATTACCCACAATATACTATGATCCAGCCATCGACTGGAAAGGAAATAAAATTTAGACCATTTCTTGTGAAGGAAGAGAAGGTTATGCTTCTCGCTTCTGAATCACAGAATATGCAAGACGTGCTTCGTGCAGTGGTCAACACCATTACAGCATGTTGTGAAGACCTTGATGGGGACAAGCTTACATCATTCGACATTGAATATATGTTCGTCAAACTGAGAGCAAAATCCGTTGGCGAAACTTCAGAAGTCGTAATCAAATGTGAAGGTTGTGATCACGGAAACCCATATAAAATTGATTTGGGTGCTTTAGAAATGACGGTGCCTGAAATTGAGAAAAGGGTTGAATTATCAAAGGATATATCTGTAGAGCTACAGTGGCCTAACTTCGAGATTTTACAAAAGGTCGTTGGAGCTGACGCAGGAACGTCTCAATCCGAATATATATTCGCTCTCATTAGAGGTGCCATCTCTGCTGTCCTAACAGAGGAAGAGCGCATCGATCTAAAAGACGTGAGCGTGAAAGAGATTGATGAGTTTATCGAGTCTATGAACACTGAACAATTTTCTAAGATCCGTGACGTGATTGAGAGTATTCCATCACTAAGACATGATGTTGAATTTAACTGTGAAGTCTGTGGGCATAAGAATGATTTGGTTGTGCAAGGAATGGAGAATTTTTTCTCATAGGTCTATCTCATGAGAATGTGGTGAACCACTATCAAACCAATTTCAGTTTGATGCAGCACCACAATTATTCATTGGATGAGATAGACTGTCTTATACCATGGGAAAGAGAAGTTTACGTTGGTATGCTGGTTGATTGGATTAAAGAAGAGAATGAACGAATAAAACAACAACAAAGTGGGTTCTGATATGGCCGTTGCAACATTAAATGACGTCGTAGATATCCTTAAAGAGCAGAATAGTGCCCTGAACGAACTTAGAGATCAGGGTAAAAAGAACACTCTGCAAGACCTTGAAAACAGGCGTGAGAAAGCTCGAGGCAGTAAAAGCAAGGGTAGTGATAAAACAGTAGCGACAATAGTAAAAGGTGCTGAGGACACTGGCCTAGCTCTTATGGGTCTTGTTGCTGCTATAGCTGCTTTCAGTAGAGGGTTTATCTCTGGAGCATTAAAATCAGTAAAAGATTTATTTAATGTAATTTCAGGACTTTTCACTAAACTTTTCAATGGAATTATAAAGCTTTTCAAAATAGATGTCCTCTTGGCTAGGTTTGGTGGGCTCATATCGAGAATAGTAGATCCTATAATGGATTTGCTTAGGAGTTTTCGAGGGCTCTTTAGCAAAGCTAGCCTTAAAATTACCGACACTATAGCAGACGGTCTTAAGATAGTCGATAATTTCAAAACCAATTTTCTTGCAGGATTTAGAAACTTTGGCAAGGTTTTAACAGGTGCCGTTCCCGATGTTCTGAAGTTTGAAGACTTTACAACTTTTGCTGGTAGATTTGGTGCCGGCGTAAGGGCTGTAATGAATGCTGTACTTGGCCCATTAATGAGTGCTGAAAATATTGCAGATATGGGTAAGGTTGCCGACGCCATTATGGAACCCATCAGAGCAGTCATTGCCTCTGTCGGAAAGTTCTTTTCTGCAGAAGGCCCTATAGGCCGTGTCTTTACTATGGTTAAAAGCGCATTTGGATTTGCTGAAGAAGGCTCGAAGTTTATGGGCGTTCTAGGCTCAGTTGGTAGGATATTTGGTCGTTTGCTTTACCCCATCACTGTTATCATGAGCATATGGGATACAGTGAAAGGTGCCATTGAGGGATTTGAACAAGACGGTTTCTTGGGTGGTATTGCGGGTGCTATCAATGGATTGCTAGGAAGTTTGATTGGTGCACCATTAGATTTGCTGAAGGATGGCATCTCTTGGATATTGAGTAAATTTGGATTTAAAGATGCGGCCAAATTCTTAGATAAATTTAGCTTTACAGATTTAATCAAGCAGGCGGTGTATGGACTAATCAATGGATTCATTGAAGGCATTGCTAAAGTAGTAAGCGTCTTACCTTTTGTTGGTGATGTTGCTGCAAAGAAAGTTAGATCATTTAAATTAACTGGAGGTGCATCTCCCGCAGAGGGTGAAACAGAGAGCGCTGATCCTGCTCCGCAACCTCCACCTGAGCCTGCTAAGAGAGTGACGCCAAAAGCGGAAGAAAAATCTGATGATCTGTCTAGGGTTACTAAGCCTGAGCCAGAAGTAGACCCCCGCATTAAAAAATCCCAAGAAAGAGTGGCGAGACTCGAAGAACTAGTTCCAAAAATGGAAAATAAATTAAGAATGTCTGGGGCTTCTGATGAACAGATCGCTGATCACAGAGGGATGAATAGAGCTAAAGCTACACTGGAAAAGGAACGGGCAAAGTTAGAGCTGCTACAAGAGCAAGCAAAGTTAGATGCGAATAGAGTGGCTTCTTCTGGTGTTGGAACGGTGGCAGTTGGTGGTGGTAATAACAGTGGTAACAATAGCAACAACGTCACCAATATCAATTCAGGTGGAAGTGGCCAACGCTCGGCTACAAACCTGGGCGTCGGCCACCTACCTGCTACTTAATCGCCGTTAGCGATCTTAGCGAAGTAACTTAATGTGTTATCTTCGTCATCGTTGTTAGCAGAGAGATCCTCTGCGGTTACTGGCTGTTTTGGCTCGGGTGCTGGCATTTCTTCGCCCAATGAAACCTGCTCACGCACAGTCATTGGCTGTTCAGCAATGTTAAGCACTCGATGTAATTTAGCCTTTAGCTCCTCATACGAAGGATAGGTCTTAGGATCTAAGAACTCCTGAATAGGATGAAGCTGGTTATAGATTGCCTCTAGCTTGGCATCATCACCAAGGACAGATGGGCTAGAGAACTCAGACTTATCATAGTTTATCCAACCTTCGACCTTTCGGATTTTGATCTTAAAGTTAGCACCTTCCCAGAAATCAAAAGGATTCATGGGCTGTTCATCTTGAAACTGAGGTTGCATCATATCCATAATTTTATCGAAGATTTTCTTACCGTACTTGTACATGAAAACCTTGCCATTGTTCTCTGGGTTACTTGGATCAGAGATAACAAGGATGTTAGAAACATAATGTAGACGACGCTTTTGATCGCGTGCTTGCTTACGCTCAGGAGAATTATCGTTGTCCGATGTATTCCATAGCTTAGAGTTCAACTCACCAACTGGATCTGGCTTACCGATAGAAGTTAGAGACTTCTCGATATACCATTGTCCACCTGGACCCTTAAACCCATGATCCCAATAACGTATCCATGGGAGTTCCTGACCTTCTGCTGCAGGAAGGAATCGAATCTCGGCATACCCATTACCAGCCTTATCAATCACTGGCTTCCAAAGTCTATCGTCTTGATAGGATTTCTTTTCAGTAGTTCCGCTTGTAGCTTCTACGGCTTGAATGAGTTTGGAGATTTGATCTCGATTGCGTTTTAAATTTTCAAATGACATTTTATTTCCTTATAACGTTGTATAGATTTGTATTTTACATTGTATGATGGAGTCGTGTCAACCCCACTTTATTTATGCTCACTCGAACTCGAGCATATTCTGTCGAGGAAGTAGATTTAAATTCATGGCTTCCCCTTCGATCTTCTCTTTAATGACGTTGGATATATATCTACCAATGTCCTCTGGATCGATGTTGAGCTCCTCACAC